GTCCTATACTTCACCTCAAGCATACATAGGCTTGTTCACATCCGACCCAACTGATTCAGCATCAGGCACAGAAGTAAGTGGAAACGGATATGCAAGAATTAGAATAGACAACAAAATGAGTTCAGCAACAGCAAACTCAGACAACAGTCAAATTACAAACAGTTCAATAATCACATTTGCCGCGGCAGATGGTGGTGCATTTGGAACAATCACACATATCGGTATCTTTGATGCCCTTTCAAGTGGTAACCTATTGGCACATGGTGCACTAGCGGCGTCTAAGGTAATTTCCGATGGCGACACATTTCAAATCAACGCGAGCGGTTTAGTAATTACAATAGACTAATTCACAGTTTAATTTTTTGGAGTTATATCTGTGGCAACATTAATCGCATCAGCAACCTTACAAATCAATTCATTTATTGGTGAACCACTATATGTGGTTGAAGATTATGTAGCATCCGGTTATGTGCTGGGTGGAGAACTTGTAGCACAAGACTTAGACCTAGCAACAACACTTCCTATTTCATCAAGTAATATTACTGTTTCAGCAGTTGCCTTTAAGCCTGGCACGTCGTCTATGCCGATAAGCAGTGCTGTAACAACTAATGCGGTTGCTACACGAATTGCAAGTGTTAACACAAACATTACATCTACACTAACAGCCACAGGATTAGATTTAGATCTAGCAACAACTTTATCTATTGCAACAGCAAACATAACTGTATCTGCTGTTAGAGCTGTCTCTTTTACAGCCACACTACCAATCACATCAAGCATTAACATGGGTCTCAATGTATTCGACATTGAGGTAGATCCATTTAACACCTTTATTGTGAAACAAGAAACACGATTAAATACAATCCGTGCGGAAACACGTATTAATAAAATTAAGGAAGAAACACGCTTAAATACAATTCAGTGTGAAACACGTGTTAACAAAATTAAACAAGAAACAAGAGTTTTTGAACTTGCATAAGGAGAATAACACATGGCAAACTTAACAGGATTTGAATTTGATAGAGATGGAGCATACATATTCAAGTCACCCGCCGCAAGTTTACAATACGCATTAGATTTTTCAGAATATTTAAAAACAGGTGATACCATAGTTGATGATTCATCAGCAAGTTCACCAGTTGTAACAATAGGCACCATATCAGGTGATTCATCACCATTGATACATCCAAACGGACATGGAACTGATGTATTTGCATCAACAACCAAAGTAACATTTAGAGTGAGCGGCGGAACAGCAGGCAACGTTTACCCAATCACAGTAAAAATAGCCACGTCAGCAGGTGATATTGACACAAGGCATTTTAGAATTATTTGCAAAGAAAAAGGATTAGAATAATGGGAGTAGTTCCAGATAACAAAGGCAAGAAATACAAGACACATGATCCTGAAATGATCAAAAGACTAGCGTCTACAATGTGTACCTATGAAGAGATAGGTTACATCATTGGCATGACTGGTGAAGGTGTAAAAAGAAGATTCAACAAAATTATTGAACAAGGCAGAGCCAAAGGCAAAGCCAGCCTAAGACAGGCACAGTTTGAAAAAGCATTGGCAGGTGATACAAGAATGCAGATATGGTTGGGTAGAAACTTCCTTGATCAGAAAGATGACCCTAACGCAGAAGAACATTCAACACCACTACCATGGGACGAGGATAAAGAATAATGAAACTATCTGTACCACAAAAAACAGTAGCACAAGATCCAGCAAGATTTAAAACAGTTATCGCTGGAAGAAGATTTGGCAAGACAACACTTGCTATCAGAGAAATTTGTTATCATGCAAGACTACCTAACCAAATATGTTGGGCAGTGCTTCCAAGTTACAGACAAGCAAAAATGGTATGGTGGGATCAATTAAAAACAAAATTAAAAAGTTTAAATTGGGTAAAAAAAATAAATGAAGCAGAACTATCAATTGTGTTGAAGAACAACAGCAAAATAAGTTTGAAAGGTGCAGATGGCGCCGGCTTTGAAAACCTAAGGGGTGCAAAATTAAACTTCTTGGTATTGGATGAAGCGGCAAACATTCCATCACAGGCATGGACAGAAGTATTACGTCCTGCACTGGCTGATTCAGAAGGTAAAGCATTGTTCATTGGTACACCAAAAGGTGTTGGAAACTTTTTGTATGACTTGTATCAAACAGGTGAAGACACAACACAGGATCAATGGAAGTCATTTTCATTCACAACAGCACAAGGTGGATTTGTGAGTGAACTAGAAATAGAACAAGCAAAGAGAGACTTGGATAAAAAAACATTCCAACAAGAATTTGAGGCAACTTTTGTAACATACAGTGGTATGGTATACTATGGATTCAAAAGATCAGAAAACGTTGCAGAATTTACATTTACAAAACCACAAAAAATAATACACGTTGCTATTGACATGAACATTGATCCAATGTCAGCAGTTTGCTTTGTTATAACAGATGGCAAAGTTGTTGTTATAGATGAAATTGAAATGTTTGGATCAAACACAGATGAACTTGTGAATGAAATATATTCAAGGTTCCCAGGAACAAAAATATTTGCATATCCAGACCCAGCATCGAGACAGAGAAAAACGTCCGCTGGTGGCAGAACAGATTTAAGTATACTAGCAAATGCAGGTTTTATTGTTAAAGCACCAAACAAACATATGCCAGTAAGGGATAGAATTAACTCAGTAAATTCAATGCTTTGCAATGGTAAAGGAGAGAGACAGATATTGATACATCCAAAGTGTAAAAAATTAATCAGTTGTTTGGAGAGACAAATTTACAAACCAGGCACATCACAACCTGACAAAGACAATGGTTGGGATCACATGAATGATGCACTTGGTTATGGTATCAGTTACTTGTTCCCAATTACAAGGCAGTACACACACAATCAAACACAAACCAATTGGACAGTGAGGATATAACAAATGGCAGACCCATCAGAATTTACAGTGAACAATGAACAAGCATTAGGCAACAACTATGAAAGTTTAGGTGTTCACGAAGAATATAGATCACACTATCCAAGATGGCAATTTTTATCCAAAAGTTATTTGGGTGGCTACGAATGGAAGATGGGTGAATACCTTACCAAGTATGTGTATGAGTCAGGTGGAGAATACAACAAACGTATATCCAGCACACCATATGACAACCATGTAAAAAGTATCACACACATTTACAATTCATTCTTGTACAGAAATGAACCAAAAAGAGATTATGGTTCTATAAAAAATAGACCAGAACTAGATATGTTCCTACAAGATGCTGACTTCGAAGGAAGAACTTGGGATTCATTTATGAGAGATGTTAACACTTGGAGCACAGTTTATGGACACGTGTTAGTATTATTAGATAAACCAAAATCAAATGCAAACACAAGAGCAGAAGAATTACAACAAACAATTAGACCATATGCAAACTTGTACACACCAGAAAACATACTTGACTGGGAATACAAAAGAACAGCAACAGGCACATATGAATTAACATATCTGAAACTGTTAGAAGTAGAACAACAAGCATATGGCAGACCAACAAATTATTATGTGCGTGAATTTACAAGAGACATGATAATACTTTCAAAAGTAAACACAAAGCAACATTTAGAGACTGAAGTGCTTGAACAGATGCCAAACGAACTTGGCAAGATACCAGCAGTGTTTGTGTATGCCAACAGAGGACCAGTAAGAGGTATTGGTGTAAGTGATGTTGGTGACATAGCAGACATGGCAATGGCTATTTCAAATGAATGGTCAGAATGTGAACAATTGATTAGATTAACAAACCATCCTAGTTTGGTTGTTACACCAGAAGTTGACACAACAGCAGGTGCTGGTGCAATTATTAAAATGCCAAATGAAACAGACGCAGGATTAAAACCATACCTGTTACAACCAGGTGGACAAAGCATAGACGGTATCTTAAAAAGTATTGATGACAAAATAAAAGCAATTGACAGAATGGCTCACTTGGGGGCTATTAGAGCAATAGAAACAAGACAGATGTCGGGAATAGCCATGGCCTCGGAGTTTATTTTACTGGATTCTAAGCTCTGTGAAAAAGCAAAAAATTTACAATTAGGTGAAGAACAAATTTGGAGATTGTTTGCACAATGGATCGGTGAAACATTTGATGGCGAAATAAAATATCCAATGGCTTTCAACATCAGAGACAAAAACTTAGATATGGATCTTTTACACAAAGCGGCAGTAACACAAAAAGACAGTGCGACTGCAACACCAGATGTTAAAATGATAATTGACAACAAAATTAAAGAACTACTTGCCAAAGATGAGGATGAGCTAGGTACTATGATGCAACCACAATTGAATCTAGAATTACAACATCCACCTATGGAAACGCCGGAAGACATGATTAAACACATGAGAGAAATGGTGGAACAAGGTTACACCAATGAACAAATTATGGAATTACATCCAGAAATAAAAAACTTCTTTGGAGATAACAATGGCGAAGAGACGACAAGTACCGAAGGACAAGAGTAGCGGTATACCAAAAAAATATCTATCAGGTATCAAAGGAAGGCAAAGAACACAACTTGCTAACCTAACCAAACGTATCAGCAAACTAGCAAGAGAAGGCAAACGTATTCCACAATCATTGATTGACAGG